AAGGCAAACAGTGCAGCGAGTACCCCCACCTTAAAAAAAAGCCCCGCACCGATAAAAGTGCGGGGTTCAAGATCAATCAAGGAGAGAACAAGTGATTATTCCCCAACCAGATAATACCATTGCCGCGCTAGTTGACAAGCACCACGAGTCAAAGCCTGAGAAGCCCCGCGCACACCTTGGGGCTAGCACGCTAGGTCATGTCTGTGACCGTTGGTTGTGGTTGTCGTTCCGGTGGGCTGTGCAGCCTGAGTTCCCTGGCCGGATTCTCCGTTTGTTCCGCAGGGGGCAGAACGAGGAGGCCACCATCATCAGCGACCTTCGGGCTATCGGGCTGGATGTCCGCAAGGTGTCTGCCCAGCATAGAGTTGATTTTGGAGGCCATGTCTCTGGCAGCTTGGACGCCATCATTGACAAGGGCGTTCCCGAAGCCCCGAAGGCCAAGCATGTGGCCGAGTTCAAGACGCACAGCAAGAAGTCATTTGATGCGCTGGTCAAGGATGGCGTGGAGAAGGCCAAGCCAGAACATTTCACCCAGATGCAGGTGTACATGCAAGGCACTGGTATTGACCGTGCGCTGTATGTCGCCATTTGCAAGGACGATGACCGAATCCACACCGAGCGCGTGAAGTTTGATAAGGAAGTTTCAGAAAAAGCGGTGCGCCGAGGCCACTACATTGCACTGGCCGAGCGTATGCCAGAGCCGATCAGCACTGACCCAAGTTGGTATCAGTGCAAGTTCTGCGATGCGTACAAGTTCTGCCACGAAACCAAAACCACCAAGCATGTGAACTGCCGCACCTGTGCCAACGCCACGCCAATGCCTGATAGCACTTGGCACTGCGCTAAGTGGAACGATGTGATTCCAGTGGACGCACAGCACAAGGGTTGCGAGAGCCATGTCCTACACCCAGACTTAGTGCCGTGGCAACGCAAGGACGGGCCTGACGAGTTCACTGCTGTCTATGAGATCAATGGAGTCAACATGGCAAACGGCGACCCAGCGCAAGAGGGCGTTTGGGGTAGTACGGAACTGCTGGCTAATGCCGAGGCTTGCGGTAGTGGTGACCCTTTGATTGCTGAGATGCGTCAGGTTTGGAATGCAAGGATAGTTGGCTGATGCTCCGTGACTACCAACAACGCACCATAGACCAGCTTTACGCATGGTTTGAGGAGGGCGGCAAGGGCAATCCTTGTCTGGTGCTGCCCACCGGCTCAGGCAAGAGCCACATTGTGGCTGCGCTGTGCAAGGACGCCTTGCAAAACTGGCCGGAGACTCGGGTGCTGATGCTAACCCATGTCAAGGAATTGATTGAGCAGAACGCTGAGAAGATGCGCCAGCACTGGCCAGGCGCTCCGATGGGCATCTACAGCGCAAGCATTGGCCGCAAGGACTTGGGTGAGCCGATCACCTTTGCTGGCATCCAGTCGGTGCGTACCAAGGCCAAGCAGTTAGGCCACACTGATCTGGTGATCATTGACGAGTGCCACTTGGTCAACCACAAAGACGAGGGCGGCTATCGCACGCTGTTGGAGCAGCTCAAGGCCATCAACCCTGCGCTGCGGGTGGTTGGCTTGACGGCCACGCCTTACCGGCTGGGGCATGGCCTCATCACCGACAAGCCAGCGCTGTTTGACGCATTGATAAATCCTATCAGCATCGAGGAGTTGATTTACAAGGGCTATTTATCAACCCTGCGCTCCAAAACCACCAAGGCCAAGCTGGATGTGACTGGTGTTCATAAGCGTGGCGGTGAGTTTATTGAGTCTGAGTTGCAAGCTGCGGTGGACACGGACGATCAGAACCAGAAGGTGGTGCGCGAGGTGGTTGGCTTGGCTGGTGACCGCAAGGCGTGGCTGGTGTTTTGCGCTGGTGTAAAGCACGCACAGCACATTGCAGAGGTCTTGCGCCAGCATGGCGTGGCTGCTGAGTGCGTGACCGGCGAGACGCCAAAAAAGGAGCGCGAGAGAATGCTGGCCGACTTCAAGGCTGGCCGCTTGCGTGCGCTTACCAACGCCAATGTGCTGACCACCGGCTTTGACTACCCCGACATTGACCTGATCGCCATGCTGCGCCCGACCATGAGCGCTAGTTTGTATGTCCAGATGGCTGGCCGCGGGATGCGGGTCAAGAGCCACACCGATCACTGCTTGGTGCTGGATTTCGCTGGCGTGGTGTCTACGCACGGGCCGATCACCGCTGTCCAGCCCCCAAAGAAGGGCGGTGATGGCAATGGCGAAGCACCAGTTAAAGTTTGTGATGAGTGCGGTGAACTGTGCGCCATATCAGCGGCAGTTTGCCCAGCTTGTGGGACTGCATTTCCAGCCCCAGAACTTAAGAAACTCAAGCTGCACAACGATGACATCATGGGGCTAGATGGCACTGATCTGGATGTAACAAGCTGGACATGGCGCAAGCACATCAGCAAGGCATCGGGCAAGGAAATGCTGGCGGTGACCTACTACGGCGGCTTGAGTGACCCAGCCATTACAGAGTACCTAGCCGTTACGCATGACGGGTACGCCGGTCAGATGGCTTTGCAAAAGCTCGTAGATATAGCAGAACAAGCTCAGATCGAGCGTGGTGGCCTCAACGTGCAGTCGTTGGAGGAGATGGCTCACAACATGAATCAAGCGCAGCCACCAATTCATATTGAGTTCAAACGCGATGGTAAATTTTTTAGAGTAATGAGAAGGAGATGGTATGAGACACCCTGAGCCAGACTTAGTGACTGACTACAAACGCTGGCTAGCCGCTGGGCCACCGAGGTGCTGCCACACCTGTGAGCATTACGGCGTGGATGGCCTGTGCGTTGAGTTCTTTATGCGGCCGCCAGAGGAGTTTGCGGCCACCGTGGGCGAGTGCGATAAGTGGGAGGCCGAATGTCCGTTCTAGAGCGCATAAAAACCGAGCATGAGGAGCAGCGCGAGTTTGTGCGTTGGTTTCGCCAAGGCTACAAAGGCGTGCGTATTTTTGCTGTGCCAAATGGCGGGGCTAGAAGCATGGCGACAGCGGGGCGCTTGAAGGTTGAGGGAGTATCGCCTGGCGTGCCTGACCTGTTCATTCCAGACTGGCGCTTGTGGGTGGAGATGAAGCGAGTCAAGGGCGGTAGTCTCAGCGCCGAGCAGAAGGACTGGATCGCCTACCTTGAGGGCTGTGGCTACACCTGTTTTGTGGCAAAGGGGGCTGATCAGGCTAAAAAGATGGTGTTAGGGTTTGTCCCTAGTTTATGAGTTACCGGAAACAGTGCTAGAATTCAGTCATCAACAACAGTAACGGAGTAAACGACATGACACATCAAATGCACCTCAACAAGTCCGGCAGCGGAATGGCATCAAAAACAGCTTGTGGCCGCAACATCTTGCGTACCCCAATGGCAGCCAACTGGGGCGACTACAAGAATGAGCCAGTTCAGTACCGCTGCATCAAGTGCGAAGCCAGTAAGCAGTTTGAAGTGAACACCAGAATGGACGCACGCAAAGCAGTTGCATAAACCAAACAGGGCTACGGCCCTAACAACAATGACCCCCACCCAACGAGTCCAAGCCCTACGCCAACGCCGAAAGGCGCTTGGCCTAACCAGAGTTGAGTTCTATCTCACCTTAGAACACGCCGCCAAAGTGCGTGGATATGTCAGTAAATTAACCAAGGAGAAAACAAAATGAAACAAACCTACTTTACTCAGCAAAACCATGATCAAGCTCGCAGCTTGGTGATCAGCTTTTTGGGTGCAGCCCTTCTGGTCTGCTCCGGCGTGATCTTTTTGTTGGTTACCTTTGACGTGTTGGTGAAGTGATGATCAAGTACCTATGGACAGAGTTGAGGCTAATGCTGAAGACGGTGACGCCAGCACAGGCTATAGCGCATGAACTAATCCATGCCGAGCATGATTTATTGAGGGCAGAGACTGGCGTGGAGTACGCGCAGTCGATGGTTACTTACAACAAGAACCGAGTCAAGCGCTTGAAAGCGTACTTGGGTAAAACTGAGGAGCCGACATGAACAGAACATGCGATGCAGGGGGGATTTGCCCTCACAAGCCACAGTGCTTGTGGAGTTGCCAATTCACAGATGCGGAACTAGAAACCCGCAAGGTTCGGCCGTGGCCCGTGGTGCCGGAGGACATCGAGCCGGTGTCGGACACTTGGCAAGCAGTCGGGGCGTTTATTTTTGGCACAGCGTTGGCAATGATCGTGGTGTTCTTTGCGCTGATGTTTTTTACAGGCATGTGGATTTGGAGCTTGTTGATATGACACAAGAAGACATCATCCGCATGGCGCGGGAGGCTGGCTGGCAAGAGGACATGTTTGGTTTTGGTATCTGGGACAGCAAAGAATTAAATGTCTTTGCCGCCCTTGTTGCAGCAGCAGAATTTGCTAAACGGGAATGGAACTTCTGTGAACGCTGCGGCAAACGAACTGTTGACCTGACCACAATTCACACATGCACACCACCACAGGAGAACACATGAGCTACATCATTGCCTCGCTGCCGCCCATTAAATGCTTTGTCAGGCGCGAGTTCTTGTACAACCACACCAAAGGCCACGGCGAGTTGGAGCCTGCAATTTGGGTTAGCCTGAAAGCCCTGCGCGGCCAGGTGTTTCGCATAGAGTCGCTGCTGCCTAACTACGGCGCTCTGTACGACAAGCTGCCCATTCATGCGTATGTTTGGAAAGATGACCACGGCGACTTGCCCGTGGACACGCTCCAGCTATGGGACTGCATGGGCTACCGGTTCACCATCGTGGAAAAGATTGGCCTACGCAATCTGGGCGTGAAGTTCTTGGGCAAGGACAAGCAGTGGCACTTTGGGCGCT